GCGCAGGGCATTAAGGCTGCTCTGTGGGCTATATTCCAGAGGCTGGCGGGCAACTATAAGAACGCCCAAAACAAATGAAACTGTTTACAGTAATATTCGAAGTATTAAGCAAGATTCTTGGCCTAGTTGAGAAAAAACAACGCCGACAGGAGAAAGAAGATGCGCAAAAAGAAAACGATAGGATCGAAAGAGATCCTGCTGGCTGGTTTATTGATGAGTTTAACGGCGTGCGGGACGCTTCCGAATTGTCCGACGATGCCGAATCAACCAGTCAAACCAAGCATTAAATCCCTCGAAAAAACTCCCTCAGGCGGCATGTGTATACATGACCGTGATGACGTGGATAAATTCGCTAAATACATCAAATCACTTCAAAGAGGTTATCAATGAACGATATTCGCGACATGTTGCGAGAATTCGCTGATCAATTAGAAAAGCAGTATGAAGGCAAAGAAGAATCACCTGCGGCCCAATCCGCCAAGAGTTTCCGCGAGGTTCTTCTCACTGCGTCTGCATCTATTGACGGACTTTGTTCCCGGGTCGCAGAACTGGAGGCTGAGAAGATCGAGCTCCAGGGTGAAGTAGAAGTTCTTAGCGGCTTAGTGCCAAAAGAGCAATCGAGAATTATTGTCCCAAATTAAGGGGTATGCGATAATTCATTTAAATGTAAAGCTAATGTAAAGAGAAGTAACATGCCAGCATCAATGTATAAGAACCGAAAGAAGACCGCTTCTAAAAAGAAGGCCGCTAAAAAGAAAGTGGCTTTTGGTGGCAATGGCCCTACTAAGGGTAAAAAGAAGGGATGATATTGATCCTTCTCTTTTGGGCTGCGCTTGCGTACACCCTTAAGTTAAATAAGACAAGGGTGATATATGCCCTTGTCTTTGCCGTGCTTGGCACCTGTCATTTTATTGCTGTAGATGCAATTAATGACGCCTCTTACTTCATGCTTTCAGCTTCATTTGATCTGGCTGCTATTGTTTTGCTTTCACTAATTAAGCGGGATAACGCTCTTAGGCTAGATTTATGCATACTTTCCATGGCTTCGGTATTGACAAACGGTGTAGGAGCAATTCTATTCCTGTCAAATATGGAGGCAATGTCATATAATCTGTTATCAGGATTAATAATTCTAATGCAGTTAGCGAGATTATTGGCGGTTTGGGATGGCAGAGACGATAACCATACTACAGATAGTACAGATAGCCGCGTGGTTTATTCTGGCTTTAGTGGTTGGTTTTAGATTTTCCTTAAAGGTTTGGCATGAATATAGAAGCGATAAAGCACCAGGCGATAGAAGCAGCAACAAGCGTCAAAGCTGGTAGTGCAACAGTAGGAGTTACTACATTTGCAGGCATAGATCTAAAGTTCTGGAATGTGCTTCCTTCCATCCTGTCAGCCGGTGCCACCGTCCTAGGTATTATCCTTACTATCTTTATGATTTATTCGCACATTAGAAAGATTAAAGAAGAAGGCCAAGACAGAAAGAATAAGCAAGAAAAGCATGATCTTGAAATAGAGCTGCTAAAGAAAAAGCTAGAAAGCTAGATCTTAAAAGACTTGTGCAACATTACCGCGTGGTAAAATAGCTTTCTCTTCCACCACGGTGCACCAGACCACCTCATAGCCCTATAGAACCAGTCAGCAGCCTCGTCCCATGTAGGCTTTGTTATCTTGGTTGAGTTCTCTCATAATAAAAGCGCGTGCCCTTAGTGACAACAAATATATCCCTATTCTTAGCGGACGGCGCAAAGCTCATCCGCTCTATAAATCCGTTTAACTGCCTCACACTACAGCGCCTATTCCTGTGTCTGCTGCTGTGGTTACATCTATCACGGTTAGATCGGCACCGCCAGTTGCAACAGTAACTTCCATGACAATGCTTTGCCCTTTAACTACAGGTACGTTCAGTGTCACGTTTCCACTAGTGTTACCTAAAGAGGCAACAATGGTGTTTGTGTAAGTATTCGTCGCCGTGGTTTGAACAGCGTTGCTAGTGGTGAATCTAAATGTAACAGTGCCCGTTAACTGAGGTGTAAACTTTTCAGAGTAGCTGTCACTAGGCGTAATGCTTTTATTTATGCCCGACCAGTGTCTAACAGTGTTACCAGCAGTAGGAGCAGGAAATTTGCCAGACTGAATGGTGTTATTGGCAATGTCTCCATTAACGATTGATAGTGACCCATATTTGCCAGCAGGTATACTTGCGCTTAGTATCTTTGTGCCATTTAAGGTATTAGTAGTTACCTTGCTACCATTTAGCGTGTCGTCTTGGATCTTATTGCCGTTAACAGTGTTAGGCTGTGCAGTTACAACACTGGGGATAATTACCCATTGGTTGCCAGTTCCATCATAGTAAGCCTCAACTGCTCTATTAGCTATCACCTCGCCGCCAACTAGAGCTGCACCGCCTTCGCTAACTAAAGGCCTTACACCCAAGTTATTAAGATTTAACGTACTGGCGCCGGTATTAGATGCTGCCGCGGTAAAGAATATGCGCATACGGTTAGCAAGCGCAGCAGGAGCTGTCTGGCCAGCGATAACGTTAGGTGCATACGCATTAGCAATACCTGCATCAATGAAGCTAGCACCTGTAGTGGCAGCTGATTGGCTAGTATTGTTAATTAGCGTAACTAAGTCATTGTACCCAGGCAGCTCTGTAATATTAGGAAGAACCAATGATGAGTCTTGCACAAAGTAGAGCTGCTGACCCCCAGCATCTTGAATTAAAAGGCTATACTGTCCGTCTACGATTATCTGTACAGGCTGGTTATTGTGTACGGGGATGCCGCCAGCGTTAGTCCTTACTGGCTGAGCCACCGTTGTAGTGGTTCCATCACCCTGTCTAACCTGGATAGGCTTCTGGTTTGCAGGCACAGAAGGATCTTGACCCACATTGCCAACATATATTTGCGCGCCACTTACTGGATTTCCTTCTACTAAAAGTGGTACGTACTCATATGGAAAAGTAACATTATTGGCCATTATTGGTTTCCTCATCTCTAGTTTCAGGAACCAATTGCGCAATGCCTAAAACTTTGTATAAATTTGGTAGTTGTGCTTGTACTGAGTCAAGTCGCTTAATAGCTAGCTTGCTTCGTGATGGATCTGGGCTTAAAGCGTCTTCAATCACTCTTGCTTGCGCGCCTCTTTCAACAATATCTTTAACAGTGCCCAATGAGCCACGAATTAGATTTATATTTCCAAGCTGAGACAGTCCAACAGTTTTATCAATAACGTCAAGTATTACAGAGCCAGAGCCTTTAGGTATTTCAAACCCACTAGGCGTAATATCATCAAGCGTCTTGCCAATGTTATTTAGAGCCAATATTCCGTCAGGATTATCCCTAAAAATACGTTTTATTTTGTCGTCGCCTATTCTGTTTTTAGCTCGGTCAAAGCCAGCGCGAGAAACTAACTGTTGTCCGTCAATTGTCCTAGACTTTGCACTGAAAGCGCCATCCAAAACATCAGCAACAACCTTTGCCTGGAATAATGACTTTGCTCTGCGACCTTTGTCGCCAGCCTTATCAAATATCTCCATTACTCTGTCCAAGTTTTCAATAGGCTTGTTAGCAGATGCTACTTCATTAAACACCTTTGAGACTTCAACTTGAGGCGTGAAGCCATCAGACTTGGCGTTAATGATTTTCCCAGCAATAGCATTAGGGCTAAATTTTGTCTTTATCTCTCTAACTGTTTTCCGCGCTTCTTTAAGTCCTGCAATTCTGCCTTCATCAAAACCCGCCTGCTCTAAAGCCTCACCAACGAAATCAACCTCGCCATCTAAAGCATTCTTAATGGGAATAATGTAAGGCTTTGCTCTAGGGGCATCAATAGCATTAAGAGCCTGTCTAAACTCGTCATGATTACCAACATTAAGCGGCTTAATCTTATTTGGATTGCCTCGACGGTCTTTGCCTTTTAAATATTCTTGAACAAGCTCTGGCGTGTCAATTACGCCAAACTCTACTAGCAAATCATCAACCTCTTTAATAGCGGGAGCGCCATCACCCCTGGCCAATCTATTTAAAGTATCGTCGTCAGGTAAAGCTCCTCTAATCTGATCTGTATCCAGTGGAATATCTGAAATGTCAGACGACTGCTCTGCAAACTCTGTGTAAAGCTGGCCTTTCTTTGACAAAAGGCGAGACTTCTCACCCGCAATAACTTCTTTGGCAGCCTCGCCGGCGGCGGCAGTCAAGTCATCCGCAACAATGTCACCTGCAAATTGATCACGTAAAGACTCTAGATTTCTGCGAAGTCCTTCGCTTTGCTCTATCCGTGTTCGCGCCAGACCTTCTCGACCTTCTGCGCCAGGAACCTCAAGAACCCTAGCTTCAGCACCTTTTTGGGCCGACTGCTGGGTTATATCGCCCTGAGTGGCTGGGATACCTTGCTCCTGGAATCGCTGCAAACGCTCTTGAGCGCTCTTTGTGACTTCTTGCTGAATGGCTGATACGTCAGCATCACTTAAGTCATCAATATTTATGTCTTGCTCTGCAAGTTTTTCTGCCACATCGTCAGTGATGCCAGTGACCTGCTTTGAACCTCTGGCGGTTCTCAGCCCCCTTAGACCAAGCGCTTCTAGTGCAGCAAACGGCAATGTATGTACTGCCGTGGCCACTCCCGGCCCCGCTACTTCTGCAATGGGATCAGTAACAGTCCTTATACCCTCTTCTGCCGCCTCTGCTATAGGTTGAACCAATTCACCCGCCGCACCTAAAGTCCTCTGGCCTCGCCTTGTAACAGGATCAAAGGTCAAAAGGTCACGTGTTTGCTCAACAACACTTGCACCAGTATCAGGAGTAAACGGAGCAGCAGCAAGACCAGCAAGACCAGCAATAGGCTCAGCAATAGCGCCAGTAGCAAAAGTCAAAGCAGGCTCAAAAGCACCAAATGTTTCATCTAGCGCTTCCTTGGCAAAATCTACAGCTTTGCTACCAAAAGTTTGCTCTTGAGGCTGTGGAGCAGGCGCCGTAGGAGTTGGAGCGGGTTGCCCAGGAATAGTGATCAGTCCGCGTCTTACAGCTTCGTCAAACTTAGCCTTTCTATCGCCCTTAAGTAATCCGCGTCTATTTGCTTCAATTAATTTTTCTTGCGTAGTCGCCATTATAACCCCAAGTCTTTAAGCAAATCTTCATCAGACAAATCCGTTAACTCAGCTCCATTCTCATCAAAAGCGGCTGATTTTATTTGTGTATGTTGCTTGAATAGTTCAGGCGACTGCTTTTTCTTTCTTGCTAAATTAACTTTGAGTTTTTTCTCGATTGCCATTAGTCGCTTTTCAAATTGCTTATCGCTAAGCCCCGTATCTAGACCAGACTCAACATCCCTTAAAAGCTTTATATCGCTATCACTTAGAACGCCTGGGATTTGCTCAGTAGCCTGCAAAGCTAATCCTCCAGCAAAGTTTCTAAGCCTGGACTCAAAGTCGGCAGCCTCAGATCCTGGAAGCGTTGGGAAAGCAGAACCAATACCAGTCGCTCTTTTCCTTCCAGGGTGCGCCATAAGCTCATCAACTGCGCCTATCTGTTCTTCAAGAGACGCAAAAGCGGCCAACTCTCGACCTTCTGTAACCTTTAGCTTTTGCTTGGCGGCATCTAAATCTGCCTGCTGCTTGTCGCGCTTTAAGGCTATCTCTTCAGCCTTGGTTGGGTCTGTATGAGTGGAGACTATCTGAGCAGTTGCACTGTCGACAACACTGAATCCGCTAGGTGTGTTTGCAATTTTAAACCTACCTAATTCAAGATCATCGGCAGGAGGAGCAAACAATTGATTTAATTGGTCTGCGCCTAACTGCCCAGCGCCACCTAATGCGGCACCAGCCGTTAATAGCTCGTTCTGTGCTGCTTGGGGATCTGTCTGCAATAAGCTAAGTATTTGCTGCGAATCACTGGCGTCACGCCCTTGTGACTGTAGCTGCTGTATGCGCTGTTGCGTTAATTGCTGAGCAAGAGGAATATTGCCGCCTCGAATAGCCTGCACAGCGGGTAGCAAGTAGTTAGCAGCTTCTCTTCCTTGTAGCTGATTTACAACACCAATCCCTTGTAAGCCTTGCGAGGCTAACTGAGGTGATTTAAGCAAAGCAGATTGTAAGGCGCCAAAGTCAGGCGTTCCCGTTTGCAGGCTTTGTGAATAAGTATCTAGAAGCTGTCTCGCCTCAGTGTCTCGTCCACGCTGTTCGCCAGCTTGTTGTATTTGCGCTAACTGGCCAGCTTGACCAATTGCCGCACCTATATCTAGAAAACCGTTAGCCATTTAGAACACCTTTATAGGGCTAAAGCCTTGTTGACCTAGTATTTGATTAGTTAGACCTACTTGTCCGAATTGCCCTAGAGCACCACCAAGTGCACCAGTTACAGCGCCTATACCTTGTGCCCGTGCAGCGCCTCCAGCTTGTGTAGCAGAAGCAATGTTACTTGATAGAGGCACAGCCGTTTGGCCAAATGTGCCAGCGCCAGTAAGGCCAGCGCCAACAAGACCACCTAAGTTAGATAATTGCTGCTGTACAGCTTGGTTAAGCAGGTTAGGGCTTAGTTCTGCAAGTGCTCTTTGAGTATTCCCGCCACGCAAACCACCGGTAGCAGCTGCGTTAGATAACAGTGCACGTTCAGACTCTTGTAATTGCTGCTGGAAAAAGGGGCTCGTTCGTATTTGCTCAATAGCTGCTTGCTGCGCTCCAGTGCCGCCAAGGCCAAGCAAATCAGCTTGTGCGCCAATGGCTTGCTGGCCAGGCTCAATAAATGGCCGAGTAATGTCTCGCAGTTCGCCTAATTGAGCGCGCTGCTGTTCAGCTGCTGCTGCCGCTGCTCTTTCTCGTGCGCTGGCGGCTCTACTGCCACCGATTGCGCTTATTGCCGAACCGCCTAATATCGCACCACCTAAACCCATGGAATCACCTTCTTAAGCCTAATAGCCAGCGGTCATGTAATTCGCCGTCTATTTTTATACACTGCTTTTGTAAGCCTTCTACTTCAAAGCCACATTTAACAACAAAGTTCTTAACCTGTGGATAACATGTGGGTACGTCTGTGGATATGTGGCACATATCTTGCAGGTTGTCCCATATCCAGTTTACCACACACTTAGCAAAAAGCCTGCCAAGTTTTTTATATGCACAAAGTATACCAATATGTAAGTCTATACTGCAATTTGTGCGATCAATCATGACTGCCATACCAATGGGGACAGAGTCTCTTTTTACGACTAGCCAGAGGAAGTTGGGCCAGTCAACATAAGCAGCCTCTGATTCATTAAAGTTAACCAGATCGCCGCTATTCAGAAGAGTATTAATCTCTTCGTCTGTAGCTATTTCGGCTACTAAACCGCTACCCATCCAGTATTCACGCCAATGTTAGGGTTGAAGTATTGAGTGTTAGTCGCGGTGTCTACATACCTTTGACTGAGATTAGAGGTAACAACGCCGTTAGGGTTGCCAGTACCAGAGGGAGTACGCAGTTGTGTTTCAACAAAACCGCCCTGTAGTAACGCTTGGTTCATAGCTTCTAGCTGCAAGATATAGTTAGCAGACGCATTAGGATTTGCCTGCTCTATCTCTTCACGTGTTATTTCTTCTACTTGGAACAAGTTAGCCATTGCCTAGCACCTCCACATCCACATCTAGTCTAGCGAATGCCGCCCGGTTGCCATCAAACGTTCTAAACCGGTACGACCGATAGTGATTCACTTTGCCCTGTCGTCTAGCAATGACTCGGTGGCCGTACTGACCTCTGGCACCCAGGCTATATAACTTTTCTGGCGTATATATGAGTCCGTCAGAACTAAAAGATATACCGATTGACTCAGGGATGGCAGAATTAGTACGACCTGGGAGCATCGTTAGCTCAAGCCGGTTAATAATGACACTATTGTTTTCAGCGTAAATAAGGTTGGTCTCGAACTGTCTTTCAACCTCAGCACCCCATTCGGTGCCTATCTCTTCTAGTGTACCGATTCGGCCATTGCCGCCAGTCCACCACTTACCGTAGGCATGAATAAAGCTCTCAGCGTCCCATGTGCGAATATGCCATGCAGGCGTCCCGAGCTGTGCAGATGCAGCCGCATCGTAAACAAGCTTTCGTCCATCAGGTAGGTTAATCAGCAGGAAGTCATGACCGTTCTCGCGGTACTTGTCCATTGTCACGTTAGCAAGCTGTTCTTCCGTGAACTCGCTCAGGATCTCCTCAATCTCGCGTGTTGCTAGTTTTTGAGGGTTAGAGCTAAGCAGCCATACAGATACGTTCTCGTCTTCTCCGCCTCCTAAGAAAGCGTAGGTATCAAGATACTCAGTCTTAGTGTGAACTCCAACCGTTCCTTTATAAACAACAGCAGAAGGGATGCGAGCAAACACAAAACCAGTCCCGCCGACATTCCTAAAGAACTCAGTTGTAAAGCGGTTAAACGCCACAAGCTGGTTACGTGAGCGACCAACACCCCTAACGGCATCAGGGGATATTTCAGACGAGCCATAACGTATGGGGTTAACCTGGGTTTCGTCGGTAATCTCCGTCTGCACTAAGTTGTCACCATCAGTGAAGATGTAATAACCGTCAATCCAGGTAACATCAAATACAAACCCTAAATCAGGGTCGGTAATTTGGTTAATGTTATTAGACGCATCAACCAAATACCCCTGACCGTCAGCACATATTGCCGTGGTATTAAATGAGTACTCCATGGCTACGCGGCCAGCACCAGGAATAGCGCCTAAGTCTGTAGCAGCGCCAGCAGAGTCAATAAGATAAAGATTATTGCCGTTTACACGCAAGTGGCGATTACGGCGACTATCCCACACAGCGCCACGGTTAACGCCCGTTACAGTAGCTGTTTGCTGTATGCCGTGACTATAACCAAGGTAGCCTCTATTTATCCCAGTATCTTTAGGGACAGGCACCAAGTTGGTCGGGTAGCGTGTCCTGAACTCTGCCGCTGAATCTGAGTAAATGCCGGATAGAATAGGTATTTGCGCCATGTATCACCATTTTTCCTTATTAGACCAATAAGCGGCGCTCATCTTGCCCTTAGCTATATTCTTAGCGTGACGAGCCTTAAATGATTTACGTCTAGCCTTTTCGCTATCGCTTTTAGGAGACTTACCAGCGCCTTTTACGCCCTGCTGACCAAAGCGAATAAGCTTTACTTTATCGCCGTCTTTAGCCAATACGGCGTGACTTTTTGTTGGGTGTTTCGGTGTTCTCTTTGGCTTATTGTAGCCAGAGAACGTTTCACTTCCGCGTTTAATAGCCATAACTTAGCCCCGTGAATACAGGGCTATTATAGACTATTGCAAGGAATGTGCCAAAATTACCTTCCTGAAACAAGAACAAAGGAGTCCACTTCAGCCGTTAAATTGCTTGTGTCGGTGTTATTTGCTATTTGTAATTTTATGTAGTCGTTTGTATCAAGAGTAACGGGAAGAGTGTCATTAAAAAACGCAACATCCCGGCCGCCAGCCAAGTTATTTACAGTTCTTCTTTGAGAGCCAACATCAACAAACTGAGATGCAGAGTTGTCCCACTTTACAATTTTAATCTCTACCTCTCTATTTCGATCCCCATCTACAACCAGATCAAAGTCAATCTTGTAGTCTCGAGGGTTGGCGCCAAGATGTCTTAACTGAGAAGACGCAGGGTTATCAAAATGAACAAGCATTGAGCTTGCAAACGTGCCATTGACATCAACAAACACCCCCGCAGTAGAAATTACTGTAGTGGCTTCCACTGAAACTCCAACCCTGCCGCCTACATATGTATTTGGCAGCCCGATATTCCCAATCCATGCGCTAGACAAATTGCTGGCATCAATGTTGGGGGTAATTGTTGGATCTGCCGCATTAACAACTCCGTTTCTAGCTATTATTGCGAAATCAATTTGAAGCGTTGATGCGTTTGGAAAGTTTGCCGCAGAGAAATCAAGCAAAGACATATTCGCTCCAAGGTCTGCGTTTATATCAGTCAAAAATCTATTTTGCATGACAAAGCCGCTACCCGCCCTAAATAATGGGCTTACAGATGAGGCTGGAATATTTCTAACAATACTGGTAGAGATTCTAAAGCCTCCTGACCAGGCTCCGCTAAGCGTGAGACTTGGATCCCCTCCAAAGCGACCTGTTCTATTTTCAAGGCCTTGTCTATATCCACTTATCTCGCCCAATGAAGCGCAGTTATTATAGTTTACAGTGGAAAGCTCAATAGCATGACTACCATCTGAATCGGTAACACCATATACTTGAGATGACGCCCCTGAAACAGAAACAGACATATCTTTAATAAAAATATCCCCGCTTCCACCAACAGGACTGGTAAACAGCGTATAGTTGGGGTCTGAGCATATTATGCTAGATATATTAACCCCATCGCCAGCTAATGTTATTCCGCTTGCGGGAACCTCAATAGAAACCCCCGATCCAGTGAAGTCAATTACACCATCAATAAAATAAACAACATCGCTGCGTATGGGCTGTAAAAAATCTAAAGGAGATGTAACAACTTTCCTGCTCTCTATAACACCTGAAGGAAACTGCTGATAACCTTGAGTCATATTAAACCCCCCTCACTTCTGGTCCGCCAAAACTATTTAGCGTGACATCCATATTATTTGACGTGCCTACATGCCCTGAAATCTGCACCCTTAGCTGGGCAATAGGGCCAGTAAACCCAACAAAAAAAGCCGAACTTAATTGAACAACCCCATTCGGTATGGCTTCAAAAATCTGACTTTTTGGGGCTCTAGCTGTAATAGTTGCAGTGCCGGCTGTTGGCTGCCCATTATCAAATGCAAAAGATATGTAATTTATATAACCATCCGGCCTTACATCTAATGTATAAGTTCCATCAGCTAAGGGTATTTGATTCGTTTCTATAGACATTTTTTCGCTCCACTAACTTGGAAATAAGTTCTTGACGGAGTGGCTCAGGCGGAATGACTCCGGCGAAGGGGTGGGACAGCATAGGAGAACTGCCCCACGACTCCGCCAAGAGTCAATGTCATTGTATCATGCGGTTATTGATTAAACCAAGTGGAGTTGCCGCTATCAATAGTGACAGTGTGATTAGGATTATTCAGCGAACTTGTTGGATACCAGCTGCCACTAGTTCCGGCAACCATAGCAAACGCTGTAAATCTGTTAGTACCATCAACAGCAACAGTTCCAGAATTACCGCCTGTCAGTGTAAATGACAAGCCACCAGCAAACGTAGGAATGGTTACAACAGTAGGAGTACCAACAACACCGGAGCTATCAAGTCTTACTAAAATAGCTGTAGTAGGACCGGTAATCTGTACTGTGTACAGAGATCCGCCAGCCACAGTCGCATTTGTTGTTGCTATCGTATTTAGCTCGGCACCCAAGTTAGCAGGGTTAGCAGGAGAATAAAAAGAAATAACACCGCGTGTCGTTCCTGTGGCTCCAGACGTGCTCGTCACAAACGCACCATCAGTGCCAGGGAAGTTAACACCTAAGACAGTAGCATCACTGCTAGAAGCAGCAGGGCCAAGCGTAGCCGTTAAATCATTGTTACTTAATACAACATCTACAGTGCCGGCAGAGAAAGCTAGATCTAAACTAAATCCAGCAGTTCCACCTGATGGCGTCTCCGGAAGCGAACCACCCCCAACAGCCATTCCACGGTAATTTCTAGTCGCATCTTCTGCTTTCTGCTTAGGCTTATCCGCCTTATAAACAGGGTTTTTACGTATATATTTCATGACGAACTCTGCTGCTCTTGATAATTTTGAATATTGACCGCATCAGATGTTCTGTAAAAGCGGTTGTATGTAAAGTTGCGCTTGTAGCCAGAGCCAATAGGCATTGTGCCGGGGCGTGGCATTTGAGGAACGTTAACGATAGCTATTAGAAGTTCGTCCATAGCTTCTTTGGCCATAACCTTTAGCTCTCGACTAACAGGCTTGCCATAACGACTTCCAAGCTTTAACCCAAGCTCATAAACAACTGCATCCTCCGTCCATAAAGGAAGGTTAGACTCGTCGTTTAAATCGGGCTTTAAGTTAGGATTAGTAGTAGTAGGCTCTTGAAAGTTGTAGCCAAGATTAATGCCCTGGCTTAGCCATCTGGCCATCATGGACTGCAAAGTAGGAAGAGCGCTTAATGTATCTTCTACTTCAGCAGGCATATTCGTGCTTGACGCTATGCCAATTTCATCTAAAGCCCTATTTATCAGCTCAATCTTTCTAGCCATCGGACTACTCCTCTAGGCCTAGCGCCCTTTTAAGTGTCTTTGTGCGCATCTTTTCAGCGCCTTCAATGCCTTGGCGTACCGCCTCTGCACGCAGTTCTTCAAGATTCACTTCGCCGTCACCGTCAGTATCAACCGCTTGTTTAGCAGCAAACTTCTCCAGCTCAGTCTTAGAATCAAACTCAGGAATATCTTCAGGAGAACGAACAAAGCCTTCAGACAGAGCAGTCTCAACTTCTTCTTCACCGTGGAATTCTTGACAGATAACCCGGCGACCCCAGATTAGATCATATTGCGTATCTTCTAGCGTGGCAGGTTTATATAAAAGTGTTTTCATTGCATGACCTCAAGACGGGGCGGCACAATTACCGCCCCTACTATTCTACATCATTTTCTTGGACTGTGTCTTTTTAGGCTGCATCATAGCATTTTTCATGCCAGCTTTGCCCTTGCCACTAGTATCCATGGTCATGTTCTTGTTGCGCATTTTCTTCATGCCGCTACCCATGCCGTAGCCACCTTTCATACCTTTTGGCATAACTATTACCTCATTTATTTAACAAAGGGAGGACATTTAGCCCTCCCTGTTTATCTTACCTTAAGACTGGCCACCGATCATGATGCCGTTCATTTGTGGGTTTAGGTTTACAACCCCGTAGAACGCTGTGACGCGAACTTTCAAGTCTAGACCGTTAACACCGCCTTGATAAGCCATAACAAGCTCAATACCGCTATCTGTGGTTTCACGCAGGATAGTCATTGAATCGCCAAACATATCGTTATCTACTGCCAAGTGCCCAGAAATAAGCTCAACCGAGTTATCTTCCCAGAACACGTTGGTAGTAGCGTTAGAAGTGTTAAGACGAGTAACAGCAGCACCGTTAGCAATAGTAGTATTTACGTTAGCGTAGGTCTTCTGATCATTGTTCAGGGCGGCGTCATCCAAAGCAATAGGCTTAGGGTAAACACGGATAGTATTAGCAGTAGAACCAGGATTAACCTCTACAACACGGAAAGTTTTTAAGCTGCCAGTGTTGTTTTTGTTAATGTGACTGACAGCGTTGACGTTAGCAAATGTAATGGCATCACCTACGTTAAAGCCAGCACTAGCACTTACTGGAATGTCAGCAAAACGGTTATCAACAGGAAGTCCATTGGCATCCTTAGGAACGGGAGCAAAAGACTGCGCAGAAGTTACCGTAACACCTGTCAACGCACTACCAGATAGAGTAGGCAAGAAGTTAGTGCGGTAAGCCTCAAAGCCTGCAATGTCGTCGCCGATCATGGATTTCCCATAAGCACCATCAGGGCGACCGATAACAGTTTGACGGTTAGCTAAGTCAGCAGCGGTGTTTTTATAATCCTGAGTATTGAAGAAGAAAGAACGACCGTGCTCGATTGGAACTTCCTGCTCGTCCATCAATGCTTCACATTCTGCAACATCATTATAACGGCTGATAGCGTTAGACTGAGCCACTACCAAAGTACCAGTGTTAGCCACCAGGTTGGCAATGTCAGTGTTGATGCGAGCCGCAATCTTCTGAGCTGAGCCCATAGCACGGCGCTGCATGTGACGCTCGTCGCGTAGCTCTAGTGCGTTTAGACTGAATGCATCGTTTCGAATATTGTTCAAAGGCGACGGAACAACCATCTCGATAACATCGTTAAATTCCGCATCAGGGATGTTAAGACCATCAACGATCTTGCCAATCTGAGGCATAGGACGATGGAATACATCGTTAGAGTTTTGCATTGTGCCTGAGTCAGGCTCAAATACGTTTACTTTGCGGGACATGATGTTATTAGAATCGAAAGACTCCAATAGCTGATCCCATAGTATGGTAATCTGATTAGCTTGTGATAATGCCATTTTATTTCACCTTGTTTCTTAAAGCTTTCTTAATTTGGCGCATTTTGGAGATAGTCTGAGCATCAGCTTTGCCGGAACCGGCCAACGTGTCATATTCACGCTGTAAAGCCGATCTAGTAATAGACCCACCTGCACCACCTAATTTTTTCTGAGGCTTAGCTTTAGTCGCTGGCCGTTTCTCAGTCTTTATAGAGCTGTGGATTTGACCTAAAACAAAAGCTTGCTCAAGAGGCGTTTTCGCCTCAGTTAGTTGATTAAGCTTGCTCTCTTGTTTGCCCAATACATAAATAAGACGTTCAGGCTCAGGTGACATGATCAATAACTGCTTAGCCACATCATCAACGCGAGAGTTAACCAATTCTTCCGCTTCGTCATAATCTAGACGCTTAGAAGAAAAGGCTTCTTTACGCTGCTCGTAATTAGTCAGCTTGTCTTGCCATTCCTGTTGTGCGCGCTCTTGTGCTTCTTCAGCCTCTTTCTTTTTGGCTTCTGCTGCACGTTTCCGGCCTGACCAGGCGTCATACGCATCGTTAAACGCGTCTTCGTCATAATCAAAGTCTTCTAACTTAGGGCGCTCACCTACCTGTATCTCTTCAGGGGCTTGGGTTTGTATTTGCGCTTCCGCCGCCTTGAGCATCCTGTGAAGATCTCGGTTTTGCTTGCGTAAATTCTTAACCCACGAGGGAGCTTGCTGCTCTTCAGAGGCTGGCGTGACCTCTTCACCGTCGATTAATAGAACTTCCTCTTCTTCCTCAGTCTCAACTTCTTCAGTCGTTTCCTCGGCTTCAGACTCTTGCTCTACTCCTTCTTCAACAACCTCTTCTGCTTCGTCTGGTTCAGTCTCAGGCTCTGCTGAGTCGTCAATGATTTCTAGTTGATCAAGATTAGAAAGATCTAATTCGTCGGTTTGTTCTGCCAATTCGTTCATTATTTACCTCTCAGCATTATCAAAGCTGGCACGATAATTGTATTAGATATATGAATAATTGCAAATGCCGTGCCAGTTTTTACACGAAATAGGTTTAATTTAGTTTTGTGATGGAGTTAACAGAAAATTTTTGCAATCCTGGCTATATTTGCCAACCAACCAAACAGGAGGAAATATGAAGCCTTTTTCAAATGACATAAAGGCTATCGGAAAAATTGACCTGACTTTGAAGCCGAGAGGCAGAGATAAAAAAGGGGATATATTTTTAAGATCGGACCTTGATAAAGTAATTATCAAAGAAACAATTTTGGGCCACAGGGCTCACACAAAAGAAACTTATTCGCAAAGAGAGGAAATTAAAATGACAAAAGAGATAGAGCTAGTTGGAGACGCATTTGACGAAGCGGCCTCTAAAGTTGGCAAAAAAATACAATCTTTTGACAGCAAGGTTAAAGACTTAACCGACACAACAAAGAAGGCAACATCACACGTAAAGAGGTCTTCAAACGATCTTCTTGTTAGTATTGAAAAGCTAAATAAAATTGCCGACTTTGAAAAGCTAGAAAGACTGGCACAAACACTAGAATCCATTTGCACTTCTATTTCTTCTTTGAGCGCACTAGAAAAAAGCGGCCAATTAGCTGCTGTAGCCAGATCAATAACCGAATCCCCTACTGAATAGGGGTGTTATTTACCAAGTTGCCCGCAAGCTGTTCTCTTATTTCCTCTGTCTGGTCTATACCAGCTTGGCTGATGTTCTGCGCTGTTTCGGCAGTCTCAGCGATGGTCTTAAGGGTTTCAGCTTGCTTCTTCTCTATCTCGGCGGCGTCTTTCATTGCCTGAGTCTGGTTCTTCACGGCTTCGGACTGCAAGTATTGCTGCTGGGCTTCCAGTAGCGGATCACCCTGCTGTGCTTGCTGTGCAAATTGGATAAGCTCTTGTAGCTCTTGCTCGTTACGTGGCTCTACAATGCCCTGCTGTAGCTGTAAGCGACGGTTTAAGCGCTTCAGATCATCCAGGCCTTCTCCGTCTAGGTTCTGAATCATCATAGACATTAGAGGCGCATGATATGGGCTGTCTTGTGCAATAGTTGGCATGATTTGTGCTAGTGTATTTAGCGTAGAATCACGGCGACTGCTAAACGTTGGTCCCACATCAATAACCACATCGTAACGCGCTTCAGTCATGTCATTAGCTACAAAATCATTGCCCTGCTCGTCTACTGTCATTTCATTAATGCGCTCAACAGAGTCTGAGCCATCTTCCTCAGTCACTCTCACTAAGCGCTCATCTACGTACACATCACGCGCCATTAGCATAAATAGCTTGGCTGCACGCTCAATAGATTTAGCAAAGTTAGAGATATAAAGGAATGACTGCATGTCCACACGGTCAGCAACCTGGGCGATAGCTTCAGCAGATACGTTGGCCTGTAGGCGGTCAGCGTTATCACCAATCATGCCTTGGATGTCTAGGCTAGTCGTTTCAAGCATGGCGCCTAGTGCAGGTGGTATCTGTGGCTGCTGCAAATACTCAGTAGGCTTAACAATAGGCTGGCCTTCCTCGTTCTTCATTGGCTTCAAAGGAAGATAGGTAGGTTTATTAATGTGCCTATTTTGCCAATACACCTCAAGACCACGGATCTGCTCAGGGTCTAGAATCGGAATAGTATCGGTGCTATTAGCCGCCACATCAGCCAACGTAGAGATCTGCATATTATACAAGCGCTGTGCGTCTTTAGCTGGGCTTACCATGCCGTCTGCACGTTCAATGCTGTCAATGTATGTGCGATGGCCGTAGACAGGAATAATAGGAATAACGCCACCAGGAATATTGTCTTCCTGCTCGATAACCTTAGCGCCATCCATTAAGTAACACTCACACACTGTTTCCTGGCGTGTATACGTGCGCACTTCCATATAACCCTTTTCGATGTAACCCTGGATAGTTGCATCGCTAGTCTTAGGAAGCTCTACCTGATCGCGATCTGGGCCAAGCATATCTTCTAGCACCACCATGCGAACGCGCTTCTGCCTGCGCTTGTAGTAACGCGCTACCCAAACGAAATCTGGGCCGTACCAGTCATAGTCGTAGTCATACTCAAGCAAACCAACGCCATGCTTAAATGTAGTAGGCGTTTGCTCTGGCTCACCTTCAGGGGTAAACAGCTCGTTATAGCGATCATATGTCATACCCTCTAGCTCAAAGGCCCAGTGAGCGTCTGACTTATCGTATCGCTTGGCATTAGGATCAAACCAGATGCTTTGCACGGCATCATACAGTGGCTCAACACCAATCATTACATCTGATTCAGGATCGTCTATGTCTTCAGGAACAACAGCCAGCTTAAACGCACCAAAGCCACAACCAGAAGACCAGTCGAACGCTGTGTCAAACGCTTCCTGGCCTTGTGTCTGCTCATATGCAGTTCGCCACATGCCTTGCAGAATCTCTGCCAGCTTATCCTCTGAGCCATCCTTAGGGCGATAGCGAACGTTTACACGGTTAGTACGGAACTCTGATTTAATCCGACTATGCTCTTTGCGAACCTTGTTTACCTCAAAGCGAGGCTTACCCTCGAACATTTCAGACAGATTAGTACCATTGAATAAAGAGCCTTCCCACTGGCCGCCCTCTACGTAAATCATACGCATATCTTCACGCATTCTAGAACGCTGCTCTATTGACGTATTACGGGCTTCATCAAAGCGTTTTACCGCTTCCCTATGAATATCTCTAAGCTTATCTTTAGCCATGGCTCACCTAGGGTTGGCATATAATTTGCTTAGTTTACCACAGCACAGAAGAAGTTCCACGCTATGGATTTGTGACTTTGCCGCCGTATTCTAATAGCCCGACGGCCCAGGAGTGGAATGTTGCGCTGCTTTCATGCTATCCGTGTACCTGATTAGGCCGTTTTAGTTTACCACTGGAAAGGGAGGAGAGCTAATCCTCCCAGCAATCTCTAAACCATCCGTCATTCATACGCCTGCACCTTCCCCACAAATATTTATTCCAAAGTGTTTGGCCATTTCTATAACATCACTTTTGTGAATCAATACCGCTTCAGTCTCTTTTTTAATAAGAACCTCAACGGTTTCTGCAATAATATTGTGTTCTCCAATTAGAACACCTTCAATATCATTATCTGCAAATTTGTAATTCTTTAGCATCACACCCCCTCCTTATCTAGCAGATCTGGGTTTTCGTATATCCAATTATACCCTCCGGCAGTAGCTCTTAACCCATTGAGACAAGCGCTCATATTGCCTTGACTTATTCCAGTATCAATTACCGCTTGCCTCTGGGACTTGTGCTTTTTAATCAATTTATCTCCTTGCATCTGAAGAACCGGACCCTTTCTAACTCGGCGCTCCATTGTTTGTTTATATCTATTTTCAGACCACGAGAGCCACTGAACATTTTTTTTCTCATACCCTTTTTTATTGGATATGCGATCTATAGATGGCTTAAATTCTTTTCTATGGCCAGACTTTTCCCACTCGTTAAACAGCCTGTCAAATTTCTTACATTTAGAGAATTCCTGTAGCCACGCCAAATCAAACTCTACATAGTTCCTAGATTTCATTTTGTGGTAAAGATTCGTAACAAGCCCTTTTTTGGTCTTCCGATAACGGCGAGTAGTCTCTAGTGATTTCGACACCATTGGCAATCTGCAAGTAATAATTATAAAAATCAATTATGTCTCCGCTTGATATATTAATCAAGACATAATTAACTTTATTTTTAGAGACAATATATTTTTTATTTATTTCGCATTCTTCATATATCTCTACCCCGTTCTTGTCCTTTAGGCCGGTGTATTGCATTAGCTTAAAATTTAAGGCAACATCATTAGGCTCGCCATGAATGCAATAATGCCTTAATCTTGGCGTTCCGTCATCGCTGTCTATGGAAAATTCCGTTTGCATTTTATACCCATCCCAAGCGCGAAACTTTATCTCTCTCATAGTATCTCCTATTTACCATTTACTATTTTAATCGCTTGAAATAACCTCAAAATCAATTAAGCGATCGCCATCAGCATTAATTTTGACATTAACGGGCTGAACCTCAGTGATCAAGCCAAAGCTGGGCTGAAGATTCCTTTTGCTCATCCATTCGTCTACAAAATTAGAGACAGCATCTTGAAGTTCTAAACAATCCTCATTACTAAACCATGATTCAGCGCACTCCCCTATATTGTCATATGCATTTTCTATCATGGATTCAGCCACGCTAGGCAAATGATCAGACGCCTTAGACTTCTGTAGCAAGCCCTTGTAAACAGTTATTACGCTGCCGTCATGCAAGTCGCTGCTATCTTGAAACACATCATTGACCGGATCAAAAAGATCCGTTGAGGCATTCTCCCAAAAATCATCATCCTTTGAAAAAAATATTTCTTCACTCATAATTTTATTACCATTTACTATTGAGACTAGGAATATACACGTAGTCTTCTTCTTTTTCTGTGACGGGGTTCGCAAAACACATAATTAGTGCATCAGCCATGTTAGGCGATGGAATACCATCTTTACGCATATCTTCCTTGCTGACCAGCTGTATCAATCGGCTGCCTGACGTTCTCTTGCGCTGCTGGCGGACTAACTCAGACTTAAGCTGACCCAGGTCTTCAATATCACTAGACAGGCTTATCAGCTCTTCAGGGTCAATATACTCGCCTTTCTCTACTGCTCTATACGTCTTCTCGAACCGATCACGTAATAGCCACCAATACTGGGCACGCTTATTCCTAAACGTATCCTTATTGAGTCTGTCCCCTTTGTATTTTTTCTTAGGGAAGTCCACTCCATCAGCAGCACCAAAGCCCGACACAGCCAGGTTACGTGAGCCCACGCGCTCTTCTAGCCCAACCTTTACCCCAGCTCCCACGCCAATGGAGTCATATACTAGATCGTCAGCTCTATTCTCAAATGCGTAATCAAACGCTTTGCCTATTGCTGTCTCCAGGTCGCCCGTGTCCCATTGGAGTACATCATGAACAACAGCGCCATGCCTAAACGCAAGCGCCTTGCTATCCTTCCCGCTATCAGCAGGATCAAAGCCCACTACCCTTTCGCCTCTACCCTCAAAGCCTAGCTTCTTGTGTGCGTCTATTGCAGCCTCTACCCATTCAGGCTCTATGATTGAGTCTTCGTAGTCTGCGTTACATTCACCACGCCATACGTGCAGATACTTCTTGTAGTTCTCTGCCTTACACTTTTCCATCTCAATGCGCAGTTCTTCAGGGAACCAGGGATTATCCTCATGGTTAACCATGCACACGTATATATAATCGTCTTCGTAATAGCCGTTCTTCAGTATTTCTTTTATGTGCGGAGAGATGTAGTTCTTGTAACAGGGATCAGTCTCGTCATGCGGGTTCAGACTCATCCATATCTCACTACCTGGTTTACGTATGGTCGGTATTAATACGTCCAATGTCTTCTGAGTGATCGTGTTAGCTTCTTCTATCCATACAATGTCTGTGCCTTCTACAGACTTAATAGACATGATGTTGCGAGCTAAGCCTTTAAAGCTAAACTCTGAGCCATTCTGTCCGTAGATAGCGGTTGCCTGTACATCATAGAAGGAATCCAGGCCACACGCTGTCATGCGGTCACTTAGTAGCGTTAATACGGAATCATCAATAGAGTTCTGAAACTCACGAGCACACAGCACACGCTTAGGCTCCTGCGCTGCAATAATAGCCAGTGCTTGAGCAAACCCCCATGATTTAGCACCACCCCTGCCACCAAAGAATATCTTCATACGCTTTGGCTTGAACAGGGGTTGGAACTTTTCAGCTATCTGAACTTGCATTTACGCCAGACTAGCCTTGATTCAATCGCTCTTTTAGCAAATAGCCTTCTAGCTGCCAAATCTTTTCACGGGCATTCTTACGGGCAATCTTGCGTCCAAGCTCTGCGTCAAAGTTTTCAGGACTGGCGCAGGCGCTTTCACCTGTAACCGTAAACCCGTTTCGCAACGTCAAACAGCAAACCGTTAACTGGCTACCGTCGAATACGTGATAACTCTCACCAGCAATAGCAGCATCTATTAACTCTGGCGTAAGTCTTGGCGCATTAAGCCCCTTTTCCTGTATTTCTCGTTCTATCGCTTGTTCACTCATTCTTTGCCCTCCTTCAGGCATATTAAAAAACTATTCTTTGTCACTCTTTACAAATTCAACCTTAATCCCACTTGAGCCTTCATCATTATTAAGCTTTAGCGTCTTAGTGGATTGCTCTAGCCCACATATCTTGTCTACTCGCGTTAATGCCTTCAGTGCTAAGTCATAGCTTTGTGTAGTCCTAGCGCCATCTTCGCCCATTAATGTCTTAACCTCTTCGAAGATCTTCCTATACTCTTCTACCTGGCTTTCCATGGTCACTTCTAGCTTCTTTTGTATCTGTCCCTTTAGTTCTTTAACCCTTGAAGACACCTTGGTGTCAGCAAATAAAACTGATGCAGCCTCATGTATGCTTTTATCTGTCATATTCTCGACATTATAATTATTTCTATACGCATCAGCCTGAGTCATCTTATTTACTACGTGATCTACTGCTGCTCCTTCTTGTTTAGCAGTTAGAGCTTTAGTGTTTTGGTTTTCTTCTGGTGCTTTTTTAGGCATCTTTCTTTATCTCTCTTAACCAGTGCAATTCGCTTATGCCCATATCTTTAAAGTCATTCCATTCTCTGCCATGCGCTTTCTCGTAGTTACGCTCTGTCATGACAATAGGCTGCTCATAATTCCCTATAGAATCACCGACAAATTTCTCCATGATCTCATGAGCTTTAACCACATCAGGATGCGAGCCACCCTACCGCAATAAAGAACTTATTTTTTTATCGCCCCATTGCTTTATGGTTAATCCGCTATCTGCTAGTTTTTTAGTCATTACGCACCTCTATCAATCGATCAACAAAAGAGCACAAGGCATATCCAATGCAAAACAGCAGTAAATAGCTCATTTTGTAACCTCTCTTTTAATTAGCTTTTTGTCCACATCAAAGTTCCCAGAGAATGCAGCGCCTATGGTTAGGAATGCCTCAGCTATTCCAGCATCACAGCTATCGCTTCCAAAGTTGGCTCTAGAGTAAAATGGATACGTATACCTGAAATCACCAATAACGGTCGAGACTTCTACATAGTAGGAATTATTGTGCGATATGTAATGAGACATAAGCTCATAATCCGAACCAAGAACATGGATTGTCTTATTATCTACGTTAGGATCAGACACCATACACCTCTGCGTTATATTGTTTCATTATAGAGTCAAAACTATTTTCTGGCCTTGGATGTAGTTTGTGCAAGCTACCCTCTAGCCACCAACGGGATTCCGGCAGCTTAACAGACTTGTAAATCCAACACCCCACAAACTCACTATAACTAGATTCAGTTATTTCATCCCTGTCACTGTCCCATTTTCCAGAAACAATACCCTTTGTTTTTACCTCTTCACCTACACAGAATTTAGGTTTATTCATTACCTTCTCCATGTTCCACGTGAAACATCCCTAAACTATCTACACGCTTTTCTAGCTCTGTTACTGTTTCTGATAGCCTGTCTATGCTTTCGTCTAGAGTGGGTTGGCAGCCTGCGCTTTCCAGGAGAGCCCTGAACTCTTCGTCAGTCATGGTCTCCATTTCGTCAATAGCTGCATCTACACGGGTTTTTAGCGTATTCATATTTATTCCAAATTTATTTTCAATACGACTTAAAGTGTACTTTAGATCTTTTATAGAGGCTTCCAAGTTGTCTGGATTTTGACTTTCTGCCTCATGAATCACAGTTTGCATAAACACCACATTTCCACTAACAAGCGACATTAAACCCTCCCGACTATATAAATAATATAACCAAAGCAAGCAATACCAGAGCAAAGCAGTGTAATAAGAATAATATCATTGATTACATCCACTACATGATTCCTGTTATTACACACTCACTAGAACACTCTACTTGCAAAATCTGATAAATATTATTAGCTTTCCTTTCGCACTTATACCAGTAATAGTCACCATTTTTATTCCTAGTGGTTCCTGAATTTCTGCATGACGCATCGTACTTTTCATTCAACTGAGGGGAAAGGTCATTTCCTACAGGGGGATTTAAATCCACGTAACAGACAAATACCAAACTAATTAAAAACAAAATTCCAATAAACTTACCCACTACTCACCCTCCCAATAAGCATCTAGCTCATCCAGGAATGTGCCGGGTTTACGGTATTCAGAGAAATAGGCTGCCACTAGGATAATGGCTAATAAAACGAGTACTTCTGTTATTTGTCTAGGCATGAGCATCAACCTCCAATCCAGGCTGATCCCAATTGTAAAGCTCAGCTCGTATTTCTATTTTGCTGCCATCAGCAAAAAAAAGACAAATATATTCGTCCTTATCTTCAACGATACGCTTGAGTACTTTTCCTTCAAAGTCTTTTAAATTAATCATTTTCACATCCTCACACAGTGCTGTGCGGCTATAATGCTTTGATTATATTAGCATAATTTTATTTTAATGGCATCTCTTTGCCGCAATCTTTACATATCCTAACGGTTTTTCTACCCTTGGACTTATACATAATTCGGTGATGTGGGCACTTTTTAAACAACGCCTGCCAACCGATTATTGCCCAGGCAAATATCATAAATAGGGCTGCGTAAAATATATAATCAAACATCCTGTTAGCACTCCTACGGCCATACCGTATGTTAAGTCTGATAGTTTACCACTAGTCTTGTGGCTTATCCCTGTTAGGGTGAGTGTTATTACTAGGTGTGTCATTCTTTATACTCCAGAAGCCACACTGGATAACCGGTTGCTTGATTGCAATACTCAGAAATTAATACAATCTCTAATTCGGGTTTTTCAAACCAATCTCTTAAAAATTCTTCTATTCTTTTTGGGTTACGATTCCCCCAGTAATCACCTTCATTTCCAAAGTGCTTTATACACAATTCATTGTATTTTTTATAATCAAACTGATAAAGCCTGTCAGTGTAAACAGACCCTGTAACCTCGGAATTATCACCACCGCGCCACTGTACAAATCCATCATAACTGTATGGATGGCTTGCCTTTGTTTTCTTTACAGGAGCACCATCACGATCTATAAGACCATATTTGGCAATATAATTCATCCCTTATTCTCCAGATATGCTAGTACTACTGCTTTCATGCAGTCGGTTCTAGTGAATGCCGTCACTACTCCCCAAGGGGATGGGCATTGATAAAACTTAAATTCGCCAACACCATTTAAATAATTATTAGTCCTAGCCCCAAACTCATGAGGTGAAACACCCTTATCCATACACCACTCAGTCAGTGCTCGCCATTGGGCGTCGTCGTTGCGGGGGTCCCATTCGTCAAAATAAATAGAATAAATGTACTTATCTCCATTAGTGTAAGCTCTCATCTCCCATTTTTGAGACCCAGGACAACTAGGCATAACCTCATTAGCTATCTGTAGCTCTTGTTCCGGTGTGAATGTGCTCATTACTTTACCTTTTGATTATCTAATTGCCTTATAACATCTAATGGAAAGCCCATTGTTTGTCTTGGATAGTCCTGATGTACGGTTATTTGTACAGGAATATTAAATGCTGTAATGATTAGTATTATTCCTATCACTTTTTTAGCTCCAAGTTTTCATCATAAGATCCAATTCTGTTTCCAGTATTGAAGTCTATTTTCTTTTTTATGTCGTACATTCTTAGCCTCATATCTAAACTACCCACAGATAAATGATTTCCTTCACTGTCGATAACATCCCAAAATACTGAAAAGCCATAAAAATGCACTATCTCTCCTGTTTCGCAGTGCTTCATGTAAACGCTTACATTTGGGTATCTTCCACTTGAACCTGAGTATTTTTTACAGCCATAGAATTGCAAAGATGCGTAGTATTTTTTTAACAGTCTCGAATCCACATAAATTTTCAATAATTGATAACCACATACAACAAGAGCAATGCACGACACAAAAATAATTAAGCCTAAAATAGTAAGTAACATTTACTTCCCCTTTAACAATTACAAGGGCCTGCATAGCAAGCTTGTTGATGCTCTAGCTTCTCTTTGCACTTTATGCACGTATCTGTTCCACCCGTGGCTATTTGACGTTCTAAGCTAATCTGGTTGCCACATTCTATACAATCTTCTGTAGCTTGTACCTGAATTGACTTGTGGTGTGTTAGAGAGCTGTTTATCTGTATTTCTTGTAGCTCTTGTGCTTTATCTGCTATATCCATCTTTACTGCCCCTCCGGCCATGTAAATGCATCTGCATCACCTTTTAAAACCTTCCACGCATCTTTAAGACGAGAGAAAAATCCATCAGCATAAAATAACGGCTCAGGCCTAGCAGGAACCCATTTTCCATTAATTTCAACTCTATATTCAGGAGCGCTTTTTATTAAACCTTCAAGGGTGTACATGTTTATTCCTCTTTGTTGTTATTAATTGCATTTGTTGCGGGTCATGGATTCGAACCATGAAAGCCGGTTCCGCCAACCCGCAACAGTTACAATCAAATTACCGCTTAACGCAACCCTGAGCGGTGCAGGTTTTTTGGAGACCTACCAGTGCGCCTCTGATGTAGTTAATATAGCCTACCTATTCACTGCTTTCTGTGAACTTTGTCACAAATTTAATACCTAAATTAGTTAATTTTGCAGATTTTGTTAGTGGGTCGTAAGTTGCTAGCCCTCTATTAGCCATTAGCTCTATAGTTTCGTGATCAATTTCTACTCCATTTTGCACAGCCATGCAGTATTCACTTAGTAAGCTGTTTTTCTTTTCCATTGTAGTTTTCATATAGCCACCACTGGCGTTGCCTTGGCGTACTTTTGCCAATTCTTTATCTTATGATGTCTTGATGATTCAAGCGGCTCTACAAGGCCCCTAGCGGCTAGGGCGTTACGTCTTGCAGCTACAGTGCTGTGCTCCATGTCTAGCTCTTCCGCTATTTCTCTATTAGTCCAGCCTATTCTTCTTGGGTGCTTCTTAAGGAATTTATATATCCTGGCGCGTTGAGCTTCTTTATCTACCTTTGAATAAGCTTCTTTACTTGTGTTTGCTACTGGCATATTACCCTCCTAATATAAAAAACTTCTCTAAGTCATTCATTACCCTGTCCTCTACTACTTTTCTTTGCATTGTGGCTGCATTAGCGCACTTTCTACATCTTAGGTATAAACCATCTTCTCTGCTCTTGTTTTTTCCGAAAGAAGCTAATGATTTACGCTTTTTACAGCCTGTGCATACTTTTGTTTTCATTTCCCCTCCTCACTATGCCAATCTAAAACGGCGTTGAACTTGGCTTCTTGGTGGTCTCTACCTTCACCGACTATCCAGCTGTCACCCATTGGAGATAAAGGGTAGGCATATTCAACTTCTAGGTTTGCAGATCGACGTATAGTGCAGCTAACTGCCTTAACACATAATGCTTGGTGACATTCTTCAGCAAGCATCTTGCGAGCGACTTCGGAAGCTACTCCTGACTGATCAATCAAGATTCTATGAACATCAGTCTTACTGTACTCGGGTCTAAGCTTAGGGATTGCTTCTATTAATTCATTCCACTCGTTTAAACAGATTGAGCAAGTAAACTGATGTCCGGTTTTACTATTAACGCAGCCTTGCGTCATGCAGATAGCGGGTATTAGTGGGTTAGTCATAATATTACCGCCTCGATTATTGCTTGAAGAACGACAGCGAACCAAGCCCCCAATGAAAACCAAGAGAAACGATCAATTAGTTTACTCTTCCTTGTTTGAGTTAAATTTGAATCCAGCTCAACCCCGTTAACGTAAGTAACGCCGTTCTTTTGAACTACTGTCAATCCGTTCATTTCTACAATACTTTCCATACCTATTCCCCCGTAAGTGCTATGGCTGCTAGTAGGCAGCATGTATTTATGTCTTTGTGTCTAGCGACAGACTTGTATAATGGATCACCATCTTCTTTGACTACGTGTTCAATAGAGCCATCCGCCATCATTCTTGACGCCATGTATTTGCCATCCAGAACGATCACTACACCCTGATCAGCCAACCAATCACGCAGGCGGAGCTGTTGGACACCCCCGCTAGTTAGCTCCATATTTAATGGCTCATAAGTCCAGCAAAGACTCTCAACACATGCGTAAACATGCCCTTTCAAAGATCCAGTTGTACTAATTTTCCACTCGTTATCATCATCAAAAGGCTCTACCGCCTCAGCCACCCTCAGCAGCTCTTCTGGTGTGTATCTGCTCATCTATTCTTCTCCATCTCTCTAAGGCAAAGCTTGCAAGTAACTTCTTTATCCTTTCTGGTTACATGATCTCTCACATACCCGCAGGCTGTTGAATTAGAGCGCTCAAAATCCGTTTGACCAAGAGAACTGAAGTCTCCGTGATATTTGTATTTATGAACCTTCATCTATTCTTCCTCCGTGCTAGCTTCTGGGCTTTGCGCTTGGCTTTTACCTTTTTTGGAGCGCCTGTCTTGTGTCGTGGCATTTTCCCGCTGCCAGAGGGAACGTAAAGCGCTTGTGTAGCAATAGCTGTTGCACCTAATAACATTGTTTTGTTTTTTAGTGTCATCACTCCCCCTCCTTGTTATCGTTACCTTTAAATACAATAACGGCGGACGGAAAAGGCGCGCTATTTTTTTGATCGCCAAATTTTAAACGGCCTTTTACAAATCTTATATCGCTAGACTTCATTGCGTAATCATGCCACCACTTTGTATCAGTCCTGCTGGGAACAAGACATACTACGGTTGCTCCAAGCTTTGAGCTTTCATGTGCTTTTTTCATCCATTTGCCTATTTCTCGCCCATAAGGAGGATTCATCCAGCAAACCCCATCCCACTCTTGGATTAACCCGTCTTTTTCCTTGTCAAAGTAGCGATCACATTTTGCGTTAGAAGAAGTTGCACATACATCTATATCAAAATTAAACTCACTATTTAATTTATCAAAAAACTCTTGAGGCGTTGCCCACATGTCTGTTTTTGATGAAAAATGCACTTTTATATTTGATTTATTATTCATTGTTATCGTTACCTTTGCGCAGGGTGTTGGCGTAGTCTTGAACGATTTCATATAGGTCTGACTTTTCCATGTCACTACGCCATTGTATGCTACTTACAAAGTCCTCAACCGCCTTGGCTTGGATTTCTGCTAGTGAAAAAGCCTTAGGGTGCGGAGTTAGTCTTTCTATTTCAGCCCTAAGCTCATCCCTTTCTTTCTCTAGTTGTTCTAAACGACCAGATTCATCATTAAAAGGGACGAAGCACACAGAAACGTTTCCAGAGTCAGAGAAAGCCCTATATACCCAGCCACCTAGAACTCTGAGCATGTGCTCATCGCTTGTCACACTTACCTCTTCGCCAACCTTCATAGTCAGCAATTTCTTATTAAAGTCTTCGTTATTCATCTATCTATCCTGTGTTGTTATGTCTTAATTATAGTAATTTAGTTATTTGTTTCTGTGAGGTTGGTCACATTTTTGGTTATTGATTAGCCCCTAGTATTTCCTCATAAGAAGGCCTGACTCGCTCTTCGTAAGAGCCAATACTTCCATATAAAACACCTTTTTTTATCCACAATTTATGATAGCCACGTGTTAAAGCCCTCTTATTTTTATCTAGTATGTAAAGACTTCCCTTTTTTCCTATGGTCAGATTACCCAGCATAGGATCAACATATATAGTATGCCAACTTTCAGGGCTGATTGATTTGGCAGATTCTATCCCTTCTTCTCTTTCTATTTCTTCAGATCTGCTATAAACATTCGATAAATCATATCTATTAATCGAGGCGTCAAGCCTCAAAGCATCGATAATTATCTCTAGCTTTTTTATTCGCTGCTCTAAAGTTTTTGTTTTAACACTCACATCTATCTCCTATTAAGTTTTAAGCACTATAGCTAAGTAATGGATTAGTTTCTGTTAAGCAGGTCACAGTTTTAGAACAAAAACTAAAGCAATAGAAAAAATACTGTATGCCAAATAAGCTGCTAATTGCCTTTTAGTTATAGGGCATCCCTGGATTACTTTTTTTATACCGTAGTTGTACGAAAGCATTGCAAATGCAATAAATACAATCATTGGCGCCATACCAACAGGTATTAGTAATGAAATAAGTAATACGTCAATAATTTCCACTTTTATCTCCTATGTTTTGAAACATGGTATCAATATGTTTAATTAGTTTCTGTTAAGTGCATCACAAAATTAGTATTTGTAATTACTAAGGAGGGGTTGTATCATGGTGGGACTCCAGTGAATTTCTCGGTAAGATGAATTGGTTGAAACCCCTAGATAATTGCAGTTGTCTAGGGGTTTATTTATTTACTTGTCTTTTATTTTTTCAATTGCTCTGTCTAAAACTTCAATGTCAGCAATAAATCTTTCAGAATAAGATTGACTTGGCTTGATGCATTGAACTGTTTTACCGGTTTCATTCATTACGTAACATCGGTCTTCGCCATGTAAATAAAAACTTTGTGATTCTCCTTTTTCGGATAATCCGTTTAATATTGCATAAGGCATTAATGAATGAAGCCTGTGCTCAACCAATGCTTGTTGAGCATCATTGTCTACCGCTCTCGGGTCTTCGTCAAAATGCTCAAAACGAACCACACCAGAATCGAGATACCCCTGCTTAAGAGCATTGCACTCATCAACATAGTTTTCTCCATTTTCATGAATTATTTGAATTTCATTCCATGTTTTAAGAAACACATTACCTTCTGATTCTATCTTCAATATAAACATACTAATTACCTTCTATTAATTTCTACTAAGTACTACAGCTATAGTATACCACATAAACAGTTGTATTTTTCTTAAAACCTGCCACACTATTGAGGTGCAGCGTGATACCTGCATGAAAACATGATGTTGATTAAGGGTTATTAATACTCAGGTTCGGTGGGCTTCTATCTATCGACATCTGTGCCCCAGTATCAACGGGCTTGAGTATTAATAGCCTTTTTTTATGCCTACCACACTGTCGGGTTATTCTACTTAGACGTTACCAAAGTAAGCAGACAAGCTAATAAATCTCTGACCCACAGAATCCTGGGAAGTGAATAAAACACTAAATTGACAATAAGACTAGCCAACCTTTGATGACGGGATAAACAGCGTTTTATGGGACAACTATTATGTTGGGACTGAGACTTACCATCCAGAGCAGGAAGCTAAATTGGTTGCTGATGACTGTCTAGTCTGTAAATAGAATACACAATGGTGATATTGGGTTGTCCCAATAGTTATCAAAAGACCGATATTGTCTATAAAAAAAAGAGAGAAAATAATGAGTAACGAAAACGTGGTAAATGAGATAGTGGAGAATGGAACTCTTGAGTATCAAGAAGAAACTGTATCTATCCCAAAAAGCAAAGTAATAGCTACTATCAATGCATTAGTGGATGCAATAGAGAACACTGATGAGCTCCTTAGAGATCATTTAGCCGCACTAGGTGAAACCACCAGGAAGAATAAGTTTGTAGCTGATGTTTACGGGGAAGACCTGGCTAAGATTAAAAGCTTACACCAATATTATGTTGACTTACTAAAAATGTGACCAAGTTAACAGAAAGTAATTAAAAGATAAGTAATACTAGATCTACGTTAAAGAGGAACAGATATGGAAACTTACAGAAACATAGTCACACTTACCGGCAACATTGTTGTTGATGTAGAAGTTTTATATGAGCTAGACAATGGCAAGCCTGAGAATATGGAGATTTACCAAGTATTTAGTGACGGTACTCAAGATGAAATATCTCCCTCTCAGCAAGACGTAGATCTTATTGCAGACGATATTATTCGATCTATTCACTTATAGGAGACAAGCATGAAAAAGAAATACTTTATACAAATTAAGCAGGCAATTACCGTTGAATGCATAATAAAATCTGAATCAATGGAAGATGCGCTAAAAGTAGCAACAGATATTGCTGAAAATGATCAGCTAATCAAACCAAGATCTAAAGCGTGGAATGATCTTGGTTATCTTGAATCACACGTAGTAGGGGTGCTTGATTGTGAATGAACTACAAATAGACGCTAGAGCACGTGGATTAAAAAAACGTGTATTACCTATGGCTACTAAGCGTAAGTTATTTGTTATAGGCAAAGGGTGGGCTAAATGACACCTGAGCAAGAAGAATACCGCATGGAGCTGTCTAGGGCTTATGTAGGCGATGCTAGAGGCTTCTTAGCAGCTGAGTGTGAGGCTATGATGCGTGGCAAGTTACCAATGGCTATTACAGAAGAACATCAAGCAGCGTGGCTAGCAGAGAGTGTAAAGCCTGTTGCTGATTTTATGGATAGGAGCTTCTAGTGAGACGGATTGTTTTTAACCATGCAGATATGGCATGATTGCCATTCCTTTTATTTGCGTGGATTCATTGTCATGGATAAGGAAGAGCTAATGCAGCATTTCTATTACGACCCTGAGACAGGAGTATTTAGCAGAAAATCTCGAAAAAACTCTCATGGGTCTGTTGATGTATACGGTTATTTAATTTTAAAGATCAAAGGAAAGCAGTATAAGGCCCATAGAATGGCGTGGCTTTATGTCCACGGGGAGCTTCCTAATGGGTGTATTGATCACATTAATAGAGATAAATTGGATAATAGAATAGTTAACTTGCGATGCGTTAGCCAAGCTGAAAACACAAGAAATTCAACTATAAAAACAAATATAAATACCGGATATAAAGGAGTTCATATAGACAGAACGGTAGGAACAAAAAAAAGATTTGCCACCAAAGTAAAAGGGAAGACATATAGGTTTTATTCTGCTTTGGAGGCGCACAAATTTAGACTGGAAAAACTAAAAGAGGAATATGGCGATGGCCACTTCTAAAAACAATTCTGTTTTCGATGAGTTAACAGAAATTCAAAAGACATTGAATGCTCCAAAAAATCAAACAAATAAGTTTGGTGGCTACAATTATAGGAGTTGTGAGGATATTTTGCAGGCTGTTAAGCCCTTGCTTAAAAATTGCTATATATCCATAAGCGACGACATCATGATGATCGGCGATAGATTTTATGTAAAGGCAACAGCCAGCATCACAGATGGCTACGAAACAATCAGCACTACAGCCTTTGCAAGGGAAGCGCTAACTAAAAAGGGCCAGGATGAAGCGCAGATTACAGGCTCAGCCAGCTCATACGCCCGCAAATACGCACTCAATGGCTTATTGCTTATTGATGACAACAAAGACCCTGATACACGGGACAATAGTAAAGCGCATGAAGAAGCTGCGGATGCCAAGAAGCAAGCTATCCTGGCGGCTAAAATACCCATTCTTAAGCGTTTGGATAAGTCAATACTTGCTATTAAAAATGGTATAGCAATGGGTGAATTGCAACCAGCAGCAGAAGCGTGGTTTGAGCTTGACGAAGAAGAGAAGGAAGCAGTGTGGTTGTCTCACAAAGATTATCCAGATCACGCACCACTTACAGGTGAAGAAAAGAAAGTAATTAGAAGTGAATTTAAACAGTACAGACCAAAGGGGTAACCATGGCTAAAGGCATAAACAAAGTAATACTGGCGGGTCACTTGGGCCAAGATCCAGAAGTTAAATACACTGGAAGTGGTAGCGCAGTGACTAACATTAGTGTTGCCACATCAGAGCAGTGGAAAGACAAACAGTCCGGAGAGCAAAAAGATCGCACAGAGTGGCATAGAGTGGTTATGTTTAACCGCCTGGCTGAGATTGCAGGTGAATACTTGCGTAAAGGCTCCTTGGTCTATATAGAGGGAAAACTGCAAACTCGTAAATGGCAAGATAAGAACGGCACAGACCACTACACAACAGAGATTGTTGCTAATGACATGCAGATGTTAGGCGGCAAAGGTCAAGCGCCACAAGGCCAGCAGGAGCAGGAACCGCATACGCCTAAACCTTCTCCGATGCCTACGGATGACTTCGAAGATGACATACCATTTTAAATATGTGACCAAGTTAACAGAAATAAAAACACACCTGTAATATATTTGCAGGTGTGAATAGGAGGAAGTATGAAAAAAAGCATGATTGATATAGAAAGTATTTTTGATCAAATTGCTGTTAATAAACATCTTTTTACAGCCGATAGCGATTTGGCTGTATATGGAAGCTCGGTAATAGAAATTAGCGAAGAAGGCATTAAAGAAATAGATTGCAAAGATATTTACAAAAAAGAGGATTCCAATGACACCCAATCAAAAAGCAGCACTTAAATCACTAGCTAACGGTAAAAGCTGCAACCGTGAATATGCTAAAGCTCTACAGCATTTAGGCTATGTAGAGTTTAAGCGTGGAGAGCCTAAGCTAACTACTGCTGGCCAGGAAAAGCATGATGACATTATTCGTGCTGAACTAAAGAGCGGTGTAAAAGCTTCTTTTGCTAATCATTTAAATAAATAGGCGAGAGAATGAGTGAAAAGGAAACGCTAGAAGAACGCATTAAATTAGCATCGGAATTAATGGACTCTTTAGATGTTCCTGATAATGATAGATATGTTATGGATGTACACGGATGGACGCCTGTAAAAAGCGAAGAAAAAGACGCACATAAAGATTTAAACAAACAACTAAAATGTGATGCAGTTCACAGAAATAAGTGATAAGTTAGGATAATATTAAAACATAAACAGAGGACATGAAATGAAGCCAAAGACACCCGAACAACTAGGACAGCAAGCCAAAGAGAGTTTGGGTGAATCTGTGCAGGCAGTAAAAGAGAAGCGATTGATAGCGGATTACTGGCCTACTATGACTGAGTTTCTTGATTCTCTAGGCGTTGACAAGGTTCCTGCTACGGCTTGCCAAGTGTTTGTAGCGCATCAAGTTGTCTGGATTAACATTGTTAACCGCTATGATTCCGTAGATTTCGATAGAGAGAAGTGGAATTACTTTTTAAAGAAGTCCTCAAAAATAGAAATTGCAAAGATGTATGAAGAAGTTGAAGCGATCATCAAAAAGCACGAAGAGGAAGAAGCAAATGAGCGAGTATCAGAAACTGGTGAAGATGTGGCAGGCCAAGTGTAAGCAAATGTCGCCTATAGATAACGCACGTCACATGTATGACTGCCCAAACGGAATGCAAGAGGAGCACTGGATAGAGCATGATGATTGAATACATACACTCGGAAAATGGTGCAATCTATGACCAGGTTGCAGATGGATTTATTAGCGTAAGCCAAGGCTGTGAAGAGTTTGCAAAGCTATATAAGCACTTGATAGCAAAAGAAGTGGATGCGGTATCAGTTATGGTTTTAGCAGAAATAGATAGTGCTTGGCGTAACTTAAAAGAAAGAGATTTCATAAAAAGCTATTTTTAATAGCGGTTATATAAATAGGAGAAACACATGAACAAGTCATTTTTAGCGGGATTGTTTATCCCTACATTTATCTCTGTTGTTGGCTATGCCATTAGCATTGGTCATGCGCAAGAAATAACGCAGGCCTGCAATGAAGCAGAGCAGATTATTATTGATGATATGCGTAAAGATCAGCAGGCACTAGAAGGTCGTCGTCCTTTAAGCAAGCTTATTGTGGAAGCCGAATAGTGGACAAGATTAGGCTTGTATCCACTAGTCACAAGGCTTTCCATGGAAATCTGCTCTCAATATGGGAGCAGGTTAAAAAAATACCCGATGGAAAGTCTATAGAGATAATAGTAAGGCCGTTTAAGCAGCGTAGGAGCAACCCTCAGAACGGTAGACTTTGGGCTATACATACACAAGCTGCAATGTTTATTAGCGCTAATACGGGCTCTAAGTGGACTTCTGATGACATGCACGAATGGTTTAAAGATATGTATTGCGGCGTTGAAGAGGCATCACTACCCAATGGGCAAAAGATGTTTAGAGTAAAAAGCAGTACAGAGCTAAACACAGAAGAAATGAGCATAGCCCAGGAAAAGTACGTGGCTTATTTGCAAACAGATTTGGGTATACCTTTAGATATATAAATATTTAGGAGTTAAAAATGGTTTTTGGTTTTATTGATGAAATGATAAACACTGGCGCAAAAATTGCCGAGGATGCTATCGACGTTGGACTTGGCGCGTTATCAATGGGGGAAATGGGAGACCTTAGTAAAGAAAAAGTTGCTCGTCTTATTTCCGCAGGTGTAACTATTTATTCTATTTCAGAGGCAACTGGCATTGCTGTCGAAGTACTCGAAAAGCTTATTGAAGAAGAATGCTAAAGAAAAAGACCTATAGAAACAGAGCATACCTAGATTGGGTTAAAACACTAGATTGCTGTAACTGTGGCGCTCCTGCTGATGATCCACACCATATTATAGGCCAAGGCGAAGGAGGCATGGGTACTAAAGCTAGCGACTTGCTAGTAATGCCTTTGTGCAGGGGTTGTCATACACATATACATAGTTGCCATGAGCTGTGGGAAATGCAGTGGAAGTGGGTTGCTAAGACATTAGAAAGAGCTATAGAGGAAGAGGTTTTATGAAGATATTACAATTTATTTATTTTCTTTTGAAGGGCCACGGGTGGGAAGCATCAAAGCATGTTGTTTACCATTGGAATATAGAGGTTTGGACATTTAGCGCGATCAGAGAAATAAATGACGATTTCTTTGAAAGTGAACATTTCGTTAGGTGCCCAAAATGCGGTCACACTCGAACATCAAAAAGAGGATGGCCAAACGCAAAAGGATGGCATGAAGATTTTGGGCTAACCTATAAACAGGCATTAGAAAAAGCAAAAAGCTGCAATCAGTTTACATAGGAGAAATAAGTGTCTAAATTCAGACGAGCGGCCAGAATAGACAAGAACCAGAATGAGATTGTCGAAGCGCTAAGGGCTACACCGGGTGTCACAGTAGAGCTAGGTCACGATGACATATTAGTAGGCTATGAGGGTCGTACATACTGGGTAGAGATTAAGTCTGGCCCTAAAGCTAGAATTAAGCCCAGCCAGGAGAAATTATTGGCGGAGTGGAAGGGTCAATACAATATCTGCTGGGAGCTAGACCAGATCCTATATTTAATAGGCGTCAAGCAGCCAGAGTGTAAAACCTGCTATGAATGGGAGAATAGTCCTAAATGCGTACGTGACCACGCAGCAGAAAACGGGTATAGTTAAAATTATTTGTTTATGTGTTATCATGTGAAAATCGCCATACGGAGCTAATGGCGTCTGCACCGGTCACACGACTTCCCTCTTTAGGTGCAGTGTTAGCCCCGTCTAGTGCGGGGTATTTTTTTATGAATAAATTAGTTGAGCAGCTAAAACGCCACGAAGGCTTAGAGCTTAGTCCGTATAAGGATACTGTAGGCAAGCTAACTATTGGTTACGGTAGAAACCTGGATGACGTTGGCATATCTGAAAAAGAAGCAGAATTTATGCTTCGTAATGATATTGCTATTGCCATCACGGAAGCTGATAAGGCCTTTGACTGGCTGCAAAACTTAAATGATGCCCGTAAAGATGTTGTATACAACATGGTCTTTAACATGGGTTTACCCAGATTTAAGGGCTTTAAGAAGATGATAGCAGCGCTAGAGCGTAACTATTTTGCTGTGGCAGCTGATGAGATGATGGATTCACGATGGGCTCAACAGGTGGGTATACGTGCCTTAGAGCTACAAAACCAAATGCTAACAGGTAAATACCAATAGGAGAGCATGATGGAATTACTAGACTATATTGATCTAATCCCAAACGGCTATTTAGTGGCTGCGTTTGTTGTGTTGGGCATCCTGGCTATTATCCCTCATATCGCACCGCACACTAAAAACCCTTATGATGATAAGGTAGCCAAGGTTCTAGAGGAATACGGCGTTGCGCAGGGCATTAAGGCTGCTCTGTGGGCTATATTCCAGAGGCTGGCGGGCAACTATAAGAACGCCCAAAACAAATGAAACTGTTTACAGTAATATTCGAAGTATTAAGCAAGATTCTTGGCCTAGT